TGTAGTTGTACATCTCATACGCCGCAAAACCGGGAAGAAATCTCTTAAGAATAAGATTCCCAAGGATTTGAGCTGCACTGCCCTGATCCGAGGCACGAAGTCCAAGTCCGAAGAACCCCAATCCCTGACTTAACCGTTCACTCAAATAATAAAGCGCCGCACCCTTAGATGTTATTGGATCCTCTCTTCCAAACCCAGTGAAAACTGTTCTCAAAGCCGAAAGCAGAGACACTCGATCCTGGTTCGGCTGACTCAACCCAAAGATGCGGCCCAAAAACCCCAAGACTCCCTCATCTTCCCGGGTCATGAGGAAGTGTGCGCGATGATGTGTACCGGTAAGTGGAACAAAAGTTTCACCCCATGGATGAAGTTTACCGACAACATCGAGTAGATGACTCTGAAGCTGCGCGGCAGTACCGGGATATAGGAGGGAACTATGCTGAAGCACTGTCTGAGGGTCGAAGAGGGAAAGTACTGCAGTTGCAGGGTTTACTTCCCATATGGAGTAGAGATGCCCGTGGTAAATAAGAGACCAAAGTCTAGATGCCTCTTCGGTGGGAAGCCTCTGCAGAACAGCCGAAGCTAACTGGGTATCTTCCATCAAAATATCCTGGAGAATAGCCAATCGAATTCTATGGAATCCTGTAACAGGCTCCCGAGTACCAAAGAGAGAATCCAAAGCAGAAGCTAAACCTGTTCTTCGATCAAACTCCCGGATACCAAGTTGTGCGGGATCAAGTTCAGTCAAATCGAGTAGATGCCGGAGATACCCACTGCGTCGTATATAGGACCTAAGACTTCCCTGGTACTGCTGTCTTCCGGAAACAATAGTTTCGTAGAAAGTAACAGGATCTTCTGTCAAAATATGAAGCTTCTCAAGAAGAGCTTGATCAACATTAGTTCTTCCGGCAAGTTCTTCCTGGAGAATCCGAACTACCTGTTCAATATCCAATCTCTGACTGTGCTTCCGGAGAACTTCAATAGCCTCGTGGGCTTCGGACAAAACCTCAGGAGTTATATCATCAACATTGGAGATACCACGCTGGAGGAGCTGGTAAATTTTGTTTGGAGGCCACTCAGCATCAGAGAACTTCCCCCAAATAGATCGGATTCGTTCCAAAGCCGTTTCTCCGGCCTGATTACCAAGCCCGAGAATATCAGCCAACCTTCCAACAAATCCGGATCTGGGAGGAATTGGTTCTCCCTGACCATGTTCGATTATTCTCTGACTGAAGGTTTCCCAGAAAGCTCCCGCAGTAAGACGAGGCTTCCAACCACCACCAAGATTACTTATAACTTCAACATTAAAAGCATCTGGGAGATTCCAGTTACTACTAACAGCCCTGAAAGCAAAAATTCTATCTCCAATGGACGCGATATTATATCCTAACTCAGTGAACAGATCCGCACCCTGTCTGGAAAGAGCCCGTGCAACCTCGGGTTGTATACTCCAGAATCCAGCACCAAGTATAGGAACATTTTCCCCACCGCGGAGCCATGGGAAAAGTGTTGCAGGCTTAATCCCCATTAAACCGGGGATAACTGGAATCTGAAACTCATCTTGGAGTCTCTGAAACAGGTCCCTGAAAAATCCAAATGCCCGTGTAACATCAAAAATCTGGCCCCGAGCATCTGCAAAACCGCCCCGGATAGGACGGCCCATGTACAATCGAAGTAGTTCCTGTTGTTCTACATCAGTCAGGTACTGCCCAATTCCACGGGCATTGGTGAGAATTTGTTCTACTTCCTGTCTTATAGACTGGCTCAGTTCACCAACTGTAGCTTTTCTAATCCCGAAGAAACGTTCAAGCCAAGATACCTGACCCTGCTGTCCCCTGAGTACCTCCATATACTGGAGGATAGCCTCTCTCCGGGCCCCGTAAAGCCTCGCCTCCAAAACAGACGCAGCTCTCTGATAAGTCTGCAGAGCGTGCTGGCGTGCCTCAAAAACCACATCAGCCAGCTGATCAACTGGAACACCTGGGAAAAGTTCACGAAGTTCCTGAAATCTCCGTTCAGTAAGGAGGTACCTTACATAAGCCCGCTCCGCATCCTGCACCGCAGCAGCCGAAGCCTGAGCCGCTCCCCTATGACCAATTATATCCTCAAGAAGATCCCAAACAGAAGCAGCCCTACCCCGGGGCATGAAAAGGGCCCGAACCTGTTCATCAGTCCAGCCCCTACTCCTGAGATACTGTGCCGCAGCCTCGTAACGGGTCTGAAGTCTAATATACCTAGAAATACCACTAAGAACAAAATTTTCCAGATGCCTGGCAGCCTCAACGGGTTCTCTACCTAGGAAAGAAGTGAATTCAGAACTATACCGGGAAAACACCCTCCCCAGGAGATTCAAAGCCCCAGAGGCAATACTCTGTCGGAAAACTGCAAGAGTTCCTATAGCCCCGACACCCAGAATTATATCTCGAGCCAGCTTGCGCTGGTGTTCAACTTGATACGTTATGGTATCTTTATCCCGTCGTCGATCCCGAGGCACCTACTACCCCTCCCCGAAACGAGGCTGCATCAAAAGATTTCTCAAAGTCTCTTTTCGCTGCGCCACCTTCGCTGCAGAAACATCCGATTTCTGGTCTGTTTCTCCGTGACAGAATTTTTCTAATGCCTCTTTTGGAATCCCCATAAACGCCGAAGCAACCATATAAGCCAAAGAGAGATACTTCAAATAAACATCTCCAGGAAGGTTTTCTATATCTTCGGGGGATACACGAAGCGCCGCACAGATAAGAGCATCAAAACGCCCCTCCTCTGTACCCAACCAAGACAGCGACTTTTGAACTATAGCAGTAACAGACTCCGATGTACCAAACCCTGAAATATCAAGGATAGCCTGCGCAATGGAAGAAATAAACCCCGCGTAACAATTATCCAAATCCAAAGTTCCATCAGAGGAAACCGACAACCCAGGAACATTTCTAGGGAAATCAAGACAGTACCGCTTTACGAGTTCATCTTCAAGTTCAAAAACATTCGAAGTACTATTAAGTAATTCTCTATATTCCCGGCGGGAAATGGGACGAAGCAAAAATCTAAGTCCCCGTATTTCAACCCAACGAGGAATACCCCAAACAAACTTATCATCCGCTGTTGGGGATCTAACCCGAACAGCGGAGTCCGCAAGTTTATTTTTCGGACGAATCAGATCCCCAGGCTTCAAACTCACAGTTCCTCCACCGTCTTAACATCCATATTAAATCCAGACAGCTCCAGCACTTTAGCCGAAAGAGTGGTTGCATATCCAACAGGAAGCATATCCCAGTTCAGGTTCTTTCCAGTATGACCGCCGGAAGCCCAAACCACACACCGCTGACACACCAGAAGATCTATATCGGACTCCGACAGTGTTTCTGCCTGCAGCTGCCTCCACTCAAGACGGGTGATTGGTCTAATCACCCAATACTTATTTCCGAGATGAATGAGCCTCAAAGGATACACTGAATACCTACTTTTTAGCTCAGCTTTTTCTTCCTCAGTCGGGGGATCTCCGGGGGGTTCATCTGCAATAGGAACCGCAGAAATAAAGGTTGTATCCGAAAGTCCCTCAACTATAAACCCAGATTTATCTCGGATGTACATTGAAAGCGTTGGAATCACTCCAGCTTCCAAAGTAGCCCACTCAGTCGGAGCCATTTCCGGGAACAAAATACCGCGCTCCACTACCTTCTCATCGAACTCAACCCCACGAGCATCGGGATTCTCCCGAACAAAGTTAAGAATCTCAAGCCAATCACTCCGATAGAGGGGTCTAAAGTAGTAACTTCTTCCACACAGCTCCTTTCGGAACACTCGTTTGTAAAGCTGCTTCCACTCATTGATCTGCTCCTGCGTAGGAGCTTCCGGAGTCTTCTGCTCCGGGACTTTTGTCTGTTCTTCTGTATCAACAGGCTGTCTCATAAAAATCTCGCGGTAGGAGACTGTCGGCTTTAGCCGACAGAGGAATACCGCGATCCCTCCTTTCCATACTTGACATTCAAACCCAAGGTAACGCGGTACACACCGCAGTTACAAGCTGTCTGCTTTAGCTGACAGTAGTTGACATTCCACCTCCACGACAATGTTTTTTATTTGGAAGAACTTGCCTTTTGGGACTTCTCAACTGCAAGGGACCTTGCGACAAAGGTATATTCTTCCAAAATCGGTTTTCCGGACTCCTCAACACTCTGACGGAATCCAACGATTTCAACTCCGGCCAAGCCGCGAATAGTACCCCAAAGTTCCGATACCTGAGGCTGACCGAAAACTATCCAAAGAAGAAATCCTCCCCGCGGGCCGCTGAAAATCGGATTATTCCCGAGAGGTTCCAGCCAAATTTGAGACGATTCACGATCCCGAGCCTCCGTAATCCCCCAGTACTGCTGCTTCAACTTCTCAGCCTCAGCACTCAGATCCTTGGTGCGCCTCAGCAGGGCTGTAAACTCCTGTGGGGATATACGTCCCATTCTACCAAATGGTTGTTGTGTTGTTTTCGCTTCCCCAGATTTACTGGAAGATCCCCCACGGGACCTCTCTATAAGGTGCCTGAGGGCAGAAAGAATATAACCAGATTTCTTAAAGTTTATGGTAAATACACCGGAAATCTCCCGGTGACCTCGGACTACAGCATCCCAAATCCGAGAAGCATATCCATAGTAAGGAATAACAGCTTCATGAACAGAGAAATGTATTTCGACGATTTCATCTATAAACTGATCTCCAAAATAAACCGCGGCATCTCGACCAGAGAAGTAGGCGCTTTCTCCGGGACCAATAGCCACCCATCTAACATCATCAGGTCCATAAGGATTAACAGTATAAAATCCTGCGGGAGAGTTATATTTGTAGATCAATTCAACCACCCGGTCCATTCAAGACCGCCCGTAACTGCTCAATTGGAGTTTCCCTTATTATCGGTTGAAGTGGGATATGTTCCCGAGCCATATAGCTCATGCTTCCACGCATCTCCGGATCATCGACTGAGAACATATGGGAATCGTCCACAATTTCAACGCCCCGAACCGCGGTGAAAGCGGCATCCCCCATCTCATTCACCAGTACAATTAAGACATCAAATGGAGGAAGTTCATCCGCGTGCACTGCCAGATCCCCAACTTTAGTCAAGGTACCCAATTTAAAAGGCCTTTTGGCCTGACCAAAGGAAATCGACCGAGCCAATTCAACCGCTTCCCACAATCCATGGGAATCAAAGGTAGCGAAAGCGATACTACCGGCCACCATTCGAGGGCCTCTTGTAAAACCCTTTACATGTTCACGGCCCAAAGCAACAACGGGGAATTTATCCCGGTGGGTCGAAATACTTATAGCCGCGATTCGTCCGAGATAGATATACCCTCGATCAGTACCCGGAAGCCAAAGCACGGCACTGATATCAGCTGGGGTAAACCCCGGGTATCGGTTCTTCATTCCAGGAAGAACATAACCTTCCACCTCAACCACCCCAATATTATCTCTACAATAATTATACCACTCTTAAACATTCAACGCAAGGTTTTGAATTTCCGAAACAAAAAATACCGCCCCCGTTCGAAAAATCAAACGAGGGCGGTTTTCATCTAATAATCCCCACTTACCTGGAGACAAACATCGCGTTCGTGACCGATGTTTGTTCACCCGTAACAAGAGAAGTCAGAGGGGTAACACTCCTTGCCATATATGTGAACACCACATCCGCCGTGATGTCATCCAGAGTGTAACCCCAGGATTCATTGACCAAGATAACTCCATTAATCGAAGCCACCGCCGCATGGCCCTCCTCATTAACCATAGTGATGGTTATATCAAACGGAGGAAGCTGGTCCACGTACAAAACCCGTCTCTTCCGAACAAGCTCAGCCACTTGGCGGGTCGCTTCAACCGAGAAAGGAGTCTCGTCCAAGTTTGTGTTAGAGAACGTATTAGGAAAACCGGGGTTCGCCGTTTTCACCAAACCGGTACTACCGTAATAATTGGTCTCCACCCGAGGCAGATCACCTATCGTCGTCTTCGGAGTCTGGAGATCAAAGATTCCATGAAGTACTGCGTGTCGATCAAACTGAGAGAACACCAAATTCCCAGTAATGCTCCTGCGCCCTCGAGCGAACGCAACCGGATTGGGTTCACTCATAACATAAATAGGAACTGTCTGCCTCGCAATTGTGACCGTAACCGCTTGCAGCGTAGCAGCTTTCCTTTCATTAATATAGGCTACTATATCAGCCCCGGTAAAAACCCGATAGGGTAGATCTTCCGTCCGAGGAACTGTGATATTTGCCATAAGTTATCCACCTCTCCTATTTTAACGAGCCACAGATACGACAACTCTAATCTGTCGAATCTGGAAGACCGGTCTTATCCTAAGCTCAATAGTCACGCGGCCGACAATCTGATCAACGGTTGAGCTCGTAATACTGAAATTGTACCCAACATTCTCACCGGGCATGAGAACTCCCATTTGGGACGCCTTCTCCAAAATACCACGAACAGCCGTGTTCATAGCCATACGGGTTTCTATCGTGTTCTCTTTACCAATGAACGGATACACGGCCGCACGAACCTCGTTGCTTATAGCCGCAACAATCCTCCAGGTGAAGAGATCCGCAAACTGGTCATTTCGAGGACCAGCGGTAACATCCGAGTTGACTGCGTAGTTAGTTATCAACCCCTGATCCGGAACATTACGGAATACCACATAACCGCCGCCACCATAGAGGGAATCATTATTCGACTTAACTTCATCATAAGGCTGACCTGCAGCGAGCATATTCACCTGACGGCGGCTCAACCTGTAAGTCAAAGCCGTAACACCAGGTAACGGCTTACCGGTCAGAGCTTCCTGAATCGGACAGCTCGACGCCATACCCGCATACAAACCAGCACCGTTACCCACATAACTTACACCTTTAATCGTGAAGATAATATCCGGACCAGCCACAACAGAGAGATAACGGCCCAAAGGTATAATATTAGAACCAGGAGGTTCACTTGGATCCGTGTAATCCAATACACCAGGTGTCAAGAACCAACCCGGTTTAATCCAACATAAGGCACTTGGGGGTTGAGTTATAACCCGAGAACCGATATCAAAATACCCAGTTGTTCCAGAGGTCAAATTCTCCACAATCTTAGCTATATCACGGACATCGGGGTTTCCAACAACAAAGGGTCGAAGACCAACCACACCCATAGCCGGGAATCCACTCTTACTCTTATCGTGAAGGAACCTACCAAACGAATAACCAATATTCCCTATCGTAAGACTACCCGCTGTAAATGAAGGCCCGCCAGCGTAAATACCACCAGATGCCGGATTAACACCTTCATCGAAGTTCAAAGCCGCCATGAGGAATATATCCGCAGGGATGTCTTCTAGTACCGCAAATGTACCAGTAGCTTCCGCAGTTAGACACCCGAGGATGTAGCTGTTCTTCTCATAAGCATTGGATCCCGGAGCATCCGGATACAATCCATCAATGGTACCATTCCTACCCCCAGACAAAGCTCCGGACACAGTAGCTGTAGCGGCAAACCCACTCGCACTCAACCCGGCCGCAACATTACTCGGGTACAATCGAATCGACCCATTACCACGGTAATCATTAATCTCATTACAGACCTGTTCAACAGTTTTACCCGCTACGCTAAATGAAACCGTATTATTAGTTGCCGTGGATGGAGCCTTACCATTTACAAACTGAACTGTTACACCACCCGAACTCCAAATTACCGTTGTTCCATTGTAGATGCTACCGGGGTACACAGCCTCCATTGTAATGGTGGCACTACCAGACCCAGTAAGGGTTCCCGCAGCTACAACCCCACCAACACGAATGAGAATAATATCCGTAGCTCCGCCCTGAACAACCTCATGCAGGGCTCGAATCAATCTATTACCGGTAAATTTACCTACAGCTCCGGAGGCCGCGGATGCGGGCATAGTATTTCCAGAGGTATCTCGAACATAAGAGATATCTTCATAAAAAACCGGACCAAACAGCTTGGTCGCATCCGAGACTCTCTCAACCATATACGGTACATTTACCGGACCATCCAAAGCCTGACCGATAATAACAACTCTATCGGTTTGTTTCTGGGTTCGAGCCGTAATTAGCTGTCCCCCACGTATCGCAAAAAGCACACCCGAGACATTTTGCATTTCTGCCATAGGAATGAGGCACAATAATGTGCCCCTTCACCTCCTCATCTTATGTGATCTCTGCTCTTTCGACGATATTCTTTATTCCAACCTTCACATAATAGGTTGATCCAACCGGAGGACTTATACCGTCCTCAAGCCAAAGAATATACAAGACTCCGCTGTCTGGAGCTTTATACAAAGTCCAATCAATTCCACACACATACTCCATAGCTCCATCTTCACTGGGATCTCGATCATAAACCCCAAAGACAACCGCACAATCTGTTATATCCAACTCCTCCGCGTTACCACTACTTCGAACAATCTGAACGACTTCTTCAGTCTCACCCCCAGACACACGAAGATTGAACGACTGAACTACCGGGACTGGAACCTCAATTACCGACTCCAGTACCACTCTATACCTCAAGGACCGAACCGCAAGTGGCTGCGGAATCTGTAAGAGATCACTCTCGATCTGTTCTTCAAAAAGACATCTCCAGACTCCACGAGCCGACAGGTGTTCGGCGCACAAAAGCATAAACTGTTCGAACTTCTCCATCAACTCATCTGCACGGGTATTGGACGCCGAAATAACATCAAACTGATAAATCACTGTAAACACCTGCGCCCAGTGAACAACAGCTTCACCGATTCGAGGTTTGTACTTAACATGTCGGATTCTAGGTTTTCTCTCACGCATCCTCCCAGCCCCGGGAACCCGACGAACCACTTTCCAAACTATACTGTCGCCCTTAACAGGCTCCCTGGGGTATTCCGGAGTAAACTGAACATCTGGGAACATTCCAGACTGTTTAAACAGCTCGCCAAGAAACCTCGGAAAAGTAACTACTGTTAACCTCTCTCCAGGCTCAAACATCTTTATCCTCCAAAGGACGCAGGTGGTTTAACAGCTATTGAGAACCGAACTGTACGAACCGTACCAATTGGTTGGCACTCAACCTCAACTGTAACCACATCGTTCTCATATCTCATTGAAGCATCCAAAACAGTACTTTCAACACATTCTTCAAATATCGACATTAGATCCTCTGTAACCTGTGGAGAAATATTCGGACGACCGATTAAGGGTTCAAACTTGGACCTAACCAACCGAACTATTTCAATATACGCACAGACATCCTCCAATCTCCAAGATGTATCGCGGACAACTCCGTACCACCAACAGCTCGGCCGCATTATAGTCACAGTTGGAACATTTATACCGGAGAAAGCGGCATGAATAAGTTCATCCGATGAGAGCAGCGGTCCTATAGTTCTAAACCCCAATTTCTTTGCCGTCGGATTCTTCCACAAACTCAAAACAGCTCCAAGATTAGCTGCCAACCTTCCATAATACTCATAAGAAGTACCAGAATTATAGACTCCTGTACCAGCCGCAGTCAGAACCAATTTACTCCTAAGTGAAGTATCAGAACACAGATCATTAAGCCAACCACTTACAGGATCTGTAGGAACCGGGGCATCAAGCACAATAAGAGCTGGAGACGAAGACTCCAGTAAATAAAGGTCATTATTTGATATAGAACTTGCCAACTGCGCCGCTGTGACCCCCGGAAAAACAACCACTGAGAACTCACTACACAGTTCCTCAAGAAGTGCTGGGGTAATTTCCCCATTCCCATCAGCTCCTCCGGACAGAGCTGCCGAGACAGCACCGGCTGGAATAGACCCAGATAATGGAGCTGATACAAGTATCACAGGAGAAATCCCCAATGCATTCAACCTCCCCATAGAACTACGCAGAGTCGCGTAGTCCGATGCTGGTACTGTAATTTCTGAATACAATCCCGGTACCTCATTAATAGTTAATCCAGTGGAATCAATGGTAAGTGTTACACCGTTGAACCAGCTACTAGGATAGACAGCCTGAAACTCACAGTCACCTAATTTACAGGATGCATATTCTCCATCTATCCGATAAAGGTAGACCTCAGCACCCTCAACTGGTACTACCGCCTCATATGCCCGAATTAAGTCTCTATCATTTGGGATCCGCCGGTACTTTAAATAAACCTTTTTTCCATTCATTACATATCCCGGCCGACCAAAAGTCACCTGATCCCCACTACAGGAGAAGTTCCACAGCTGAATTGGAACATATTTATTTCCCTGCAGCTGATACACCTCAACAATGTTACCGAGAGCCGGTTCAGCTAATGTAAATCCCGTAGAAGAAGCCGAAAGGGTCTTTGCTTCCCACCGATAACCCCCGTAGAGATCAAGAACATCCTGATGGGACGAAGGCTTATACAGCCCCAAAGGACCCATACTTGCTGTTCCAGCAATTACAACTGATCTCAACGACGTCTCCTCCCAAACAGGTAATTAAACCAAAGCTCAAGAGATTTATTTATGGGCATAAGGAAACTCCTCAAACCAACACTCAAAACGACATAACCCTGATCCTCATAAAAATCCTCCATATCAAAAACATTAGTAACTTCCATTACAGCTCGTATTGATTGAGGAACTCCCATATCCACTGCTTGAAATCCAGAACAGTCCCATTCCGGGACTGCTATATAATCCCGCGGGCGCACTTTTACAGTTGGAGGGAAAACAAATGGATAAGCTCCAGCAAATCCCTCACCTATTTCGGAAACCCCGCGGAAACTTCGCTGCCTAGTCACAGATAAAGCTCTGGTAATTGTCGGAGGAGAAGAAAAAGCTGCGACCACTTTACCAACAAGCTTCTTTCCAGATCCGAGACAGTAAATACAACCACGGATTTCCTCATCTGATCTATTAGTACAGTAAGGACACGGAAATTTCTCATCCCGATACGCGATAATCACAGCCTCCGGGCGTTCAGACACGAGCCTTTGAACCCCAGGTCCCACAGGCTTCACAAGCCTCTCAGGATCCGTAATTAAATCTCTCCAAACAGCACGGGTATCCAAGGCGCTCTCTCCTGCCTCATTCCAGAAAACAGAGTATCAACCTTAGAATTCAAATCAGAAAGTTCAAAATCTTCCATTGCCGCGAAGTAGGAATTGAACATCAATTTACCCTTATAAAGGGTCTCCCGACTATCTATAACTCGGAAAACCGAATCGATAGAAACAACAACACCCTCAGAATTCACCTTTTCCGAGGGACAGCTCCACTGCACCTCGAACACAAGACTCCAAAGATCAAGCCTATCTTGAGGTAAAGTAACATAAAGTCGAGTTGAAGGATCTACAATACCAACCTCAAAAAGACCGTAAAACAATCTTTGAGTTCTACTGTACATCATCTCCCTATCGGGATCCGGTGCTGTAGTTACCCTCACTTTTCTCGCAGTCCACTGATAACCCGTACCCAGACAATGAACACAGTCAAAATCCGGCTCATCCCTCTCACTGTTCCGACAGACATGACACGGAAAATTCTTATTCAGTTCAGTTACAACAATCCACTTGGACAATCGATAGAACACACTTATAAACATTTTATGAAACGGGTCGAACTTCTCCTTAAACGGATCCCTGCGAGGCTCCCAACGACCCTTTACTCCACGAATATGTGTAAAAACATCCCTCATCTTAAACCTCCCGGCTCAATTCCGGAGGAAGTGTTGACCCACCGGTGTAAAGGAGAGATTTAACTCCAACAGCGGGAACCGGAACCCCAAGGTTACCCAGCAAGGTCATCTCGAGAGTATACAAATCCTTTTTGTACCCAGAAAGCAGTGTTTCAATCTCCGAAAGAATCTGGGCTCCAACCCGATCCTCATACCCCTGAAGAGACCTGGCTCTATCAGCCGCAGTAAGAAGCGTAAACCTGTATTCCTCAAGTAATTTGATTGCCGCATAAAGCTCTACATAAGATGAAAGTTCATACGTTTGATTCTGCTGGTAACTTCGAACCTGACTTTGAGTAATCCCCGATCCTCCATAAAGAAACCTCAGTACAAGATAATTCGCATGAAGCGAAGCCCTGTAAATATGGAAGTTTATCTTATCATCCGATGCATCCGCCAGGAGTCCACCCAAGAAAGCCCGGACCCCGAGAAGAGACCCATACAACGGCACATACTTAGACGTGAAGTACATACTCACTTCAGATGCCAAAGGATCTCCGGACAGAGAAACAAGATCCCGTGTAACAGAAAGAGTGTACCTGGTATTCCGACCTATTTCTATTCCAGAAGCGGGAGCGACTGTAATGACTGAACCCGATATTGCACCGGAAACATAGGAATCAACCGACACCGAGAGTTCAACAAGTCCAGAGCCGAGATCCCGAGCTCCATCCACCGGCTCATATCTCATAGAAACCGCCCCGGATACAGTTCCTGGATCCACATAATCACTAAGATACAGTTTAATTTCCGGCCAGGCCTCGAGATTAGTCAAACCATCCTCAGGGGTGATTCTCACCACATGAAATGGTGCCTCAATCTCGGGAATTACCACCGGATCTGGAAAAGGCCTCTCCGGCTCACCGAGGTAGAAAGCCCTGAAATCGGACCAAGCTGAAACTACAGACCCAGCTTCAGCACGAACACGCCAGTAATAAGTCTGTCGGCGGTTAAGCGCCGCTCCAAGAACTCCGGAAGTTTCCGAAGTTGTTATTACACCAACAATACTCGAATCCGAGAACGTAAAGCTGGATGCAACCTGAACCCTATATGTTACAGGCTCAGAATACGAAACAGACGACCAATAAAACGCGGGAACATCTACCAACGAGACTCCATCCGCCGGGGATAAGAGTGTGGGAACAGAAAGAGCTGACTGCGCTGTGGTGAATGACCAAGTGAGCTCCTTACCAAGTGGTCGGCCCAAAGCCGATTTCAAAGTACTGTGAACAGTAACAGAATATTTCGTTCTGGGAGAAAGATCTACCGCAGGTGTTACAGTTAAAATCTTTCCAGTAAAATTAACAAACTGTAGGGGAACCGCAGTATCCGTCTGAGTTTCAATGAGAGTTAAATATACATCAAAGGACGAAGCGGAAAGCTGCGTCGAATCCATCTCCTGGTTAAAAACCACTGTAATATTCGGACGCAGTCCAATATTTACATCCCGCTCAGTTGGAGAAACTGATATTATTGCCGGAAACACAGAAGACAGATTCATCACGGCTCCCCTTTCTAACAGGATTGCAGGGTGGGGAATAAACCCCACCCTGAAGTTAAATTAGACAACCGACCGAGTAACCTGGATCCAAGGAATAGGCTCCAGGTTGTCAACCAACCGTACATTCTTAGCCACAACCGCGCCCTGACCGCCGTTGAGGGCCGCCAGACCGTAACGCTCCACCAGTTTAATCTCCCGGATGTCGCGCCAAGGATTATTGAACTCATCAATCGACATCGGAGTTCTCTGGAGGATCAACAGGGCTTGGTTGCGGTCGAGAACGATAATCGATGTCGTATTCGAAGACTGACCCGCGGCCGGAGTGTTAGCTGGAGCCGTAACGTTCCGTGCGAACGGGGCGAACGGAGTCACCTGGGTGGTTATGTTCCAAGGTCCAACCGCAGGAGCACCCGTCACACCCGGAGGAGCATAGGTCACACCCTGGTTCCCATTCTGAACAAGCTGGAACCGGAGGATGGGATCCTTCATCCAAACACTCCAGGCCAAAGGATGCAGCACTATATCCGTAGGGGTGTACTCATTAGCCATCAGGGCTGCAACCATATCCACGTAATCAGAGAATGAGAACGAACCGTTCAGATTACCCGAGGCATCGCGGCCGCTGGTCCAGGCATCAGAATTAGTCAGATGGTTGTCAAATACCGCAACACAATGATCATTGAACTCGTTGAAGATCTTCTGTTCCTTATGCCTCTTCATGGCATAGCCGGCAGCCTCGAGCATCAAGGCCAAGAGATCCCACTGGGAGTCATTGATGACATCCTCAGAGAGAGCCAACCTCAAACCCACCTTCTGAACCTTAACTTCGGTCATATGGGTGGTCACAGCCGGACTCTGCTCGGGGATCTCCTGAGTCTCACCAATATCGAACGCACGAATAGCCCCAAGAACTGGAATCTCAATCTGACGAACCGACGGGAGAGTAATTGTCTTAGCCAAGATTGTCTGACCAATCATCACGGGTTCTTTCGGACGCTGAAGTACATCCGAAACAGCCGTCTTGAACACTACCGAGAAGTCGGCACTGCTCAGTGCCTCCTGCATCGAAATTTCGGGAAGATCATGAGGCTTTCCCGTCGTACTCATCAAACGATTGAGAACCTGACGAGAAAGTTCAAACTCCTTCCGCGTATAGCTCTTCTCTTCCGAGGTTTTCACCTCAGCCAGGGGTTCTTCAACAGAATCCTTAGCGAGTTCATATATGAACGCCATATCTTCTTCCTCCTCTTATAAAGACAAGTCATCAATCTCAAACTTTGGATACCCCTCCCGGATTTAACCGGGAGGGGAAGTTATCGAATTAGTAGATAGCCACACGGAGAGCTCCGTTAACTCCAGGAACTTCAAGATGAGCCGGAGTACCAGCCACACCAGAGTAAGCACCATCGGTCAATCCGATCTGACCGGACCCGAACTCGATACCATCCACATACGGAGCGAAGTAGCTGTAAGTTACGGTAATAGCCGTAGCCTGAACGGACGAGAACAAGGTAACTTCACCGGTCAGAGGGTTAATCGCATAGTCCTTTCCCTTGCAGTAATCAACGAACGGCTCATCAGCCAGAAGTGGAAGCTCATAACCCGTAACCGACCTAGTGGTTCCATCCGGGTCAATAACCGTACCGGTAATTACAACCGTAACAGATCGATACGGATTAATCGGCTTGTTCGGGAGTGTGAACGATGTAATCGCCGAATTACCTGTCACAGTGAAGGTATCCGTCGAAGATGGTCTCACCTTGAAGATCGGAGGCTGCTCCCAGGCCTCAAAATCATCAGTCACCCATTTAAGCCAGCCGTCCAGTTCGTTCTTTATACCACTGTCGTTAATAAGCTCAACAGCCACAACCTCACCAGCTATCTGGTCCGCATCAGCACCGAATTCATAGAGAACAAAGTCAACATTAGCATTAAACCGAGCTATCCACTTATTCTCCGCAGTACTCCAGACATACCCAGTAGCCGCACCAGTCACAGTACCAGCGTTAGCGCTGTAGACAACCCGAGGTTGAATACCGGGGAGGTTGGCTGCGGGCAAAACAACTGCCGATGAAGCCGAGGCAGTCTTCACGGCAAACACTTTCTTCGGTACCCATTCGACGATCTTACCAACATCCCGGTACGCCTTGTTCGTCGACGTCACACTACCGTAGTAGGGCATTATCTTAACGCCGCGCTGCAACCTCCGAGTAGGATTCATAGCCAGAGAATACGCGTCGTTAATAGCCGCAACATAGGGAACCTCAATAAGTTCCTGTTTCGCCACTACCGGGTAGGGTTGTGGTGTACCAGCATAATTCCTGAAAATATTAGATGCAGCATACCCAAACGGAGTGTTGTTAAATCCATCTGCAAGGGTAATAACAGTCTTACCAACAGCTACCTTAGACTGGGTAATAGCAACCAATCTACCCTTCGGGATCACAACAACATCCGTAGGGAATTTCGGGTCAGAACCCAACCCCGGCAGGGTAGGATCCACCTCAAAAGGTTCAGCAGGTGCATTAATACCAGATATCTTCAACTGAGTGGGCCAAACACGACCCGTAGGTCGAGCACCCCAATATTGCAATGCCATATCTCGTTACCTCCTCATCGATTTATCCGCCACACGGCATAGAATGTTTCATCATCTTCCTCAGTAATTTGACTCTCAAGTTCCAAAGCCGCCTCTTCCACAGAAACTGTGGGAGAACCGGCCGGACCCGAAACCTCATTGGGATTTGGAACCCGAGGGTCATCAACTTTAATACTCTCAAGTAAAGCCTCCGAACTCTCTGGTGCCTCAAACGACTCCTGAGTGGGTTTCTGGGCACCAATTAGCTTCTCAAGAATAGACTCAACATTGGAATTTTCTTTCGGAAGAACAATATCAGCCACTACCTTAAGAAGGTCATCCGACAAACCCTTTAACTGTTCAAAGGCCGAAGCTTCATCCATCACCCCGGACTGAGCCACAGCCCGTGCAACACGCTTAAGAAGCGATTCCCTTTCAGACTCCACCGCCTCAGATTTCAGGGACGAGACCTCAGCCTCAAGTTTTTCCAACCTAGAAACAAGCTGTTCCTTAAAGGTAGCGAACTGATCCTTAAACTCCGAAAGAATACCAATAATCTCTTCCAACGGAAGTGAAGCATCCTCAGCTTCACCAACAGACAACTCTTCCTTGGGTTGTTCTTCAGCCTCCTTAACACCGGACTCTTCCTGATTTTCACCACCCTGAAGAGCCCACGCATAAGCCGCAAGTTCCAAAAGATCCGACCGAAGTCTCTCTTCAACAAGCTCCATAACTGTATAAAGAACAGGATAATTTTCACTGTTAACTTCCAAGAGAACCGGCTCATCGGATGCCGCGGCCTCAACCTCCAACAAAGCCGCACAATCCTCATCCTTCAGATCAAGACCCTCTTTTTCCGCAACAGCCCGAAGAACACTCAAAGCCTGTTTTCGAATCTCCTCAGGAAGGTTCAATTTCTCCAACTGGGAGAGTGCTCGAAAAACCGCAGCATCCTCTTGGGGCCTTAGAACAACCGCGGGTTTCACATACTGGAGAGTACGATCAACCACAGCTAAGACATCAATTTCACGCATTCGATCAACCCCTTTTCAATAAACCCAATCAGGGTTTATCTTTTTCCCGACAACAGCGCCAGAATCAATTCCTCACCACGCTGACAGTACGGACAATTCTTGGAATCATGGTTCACCCCAAACTGTTTGGCCTTTCTTACCAAACAAGCATGTATCTTCGATTTCGGAGTCGAACCCTTATACCTCTTCAACATTGCAAATCCCAATCGAACATGTGCCGCATCCGGAACCGGGAACTCTTTCTTCTCCGGGTCGCCGCAGAATTGGCTGGCGCGAAGCCTCTTCAAATCACGAGCTCGGAGATCCTTTTCATCAATAGAATCCGAGCAGCAGAACGCATCATCGAAAGATTCATTCACTTTCATAAATCCTGGCACCTCACCTGTAGAAGTTACATCAACACCATCCGAGAGACGAATTACCTTAGAACCAAACTTCGCATAAGACACAGCTTCCACAGCCCCGATATTAGGTCTGAGAATTCGGGCCTCGCTATCACTTGGGATATTTACAAAAGAAACCTCAAGGAATTGAACAGGTCCCATCTTCCAGTAACAGATACGTCGGCCCTGATCGTCCAGAATATCATCATCAGAAACCGACTCCTCATCTACCTCGTAAGCCTGACCCTTCACATGTCCACAAGGCTCACCACTGGCACATAAATCAGCCCCGCAAATAGAACAGAACACCTGGTCTACGCGCATCCCCGCACTGACTGTAAGCCAGCGCTCCTTCAGTACAGCCTCAATAGCCTCAGGATGGGTTATCTTGAAGACTCCGCGAACATAACTCACGGGTTTACCATCAGACCCGGATTTAGTTACAAGCTCCGCATTAATTACACGGCCGTAAACATCACTAACAGATCCTCCAAAGGCCGAACTCCCACTAAGATGTTCTCGAAGGATCGGTATAGGATAAGGATACACGCAGGAGATTACACCCGTACCTTTGGACGGATCCCCCTCAAGAGACTCCTTGGGATAGAACGTAAAATTCCGCGTCAACTTGTTGGCTGTTAGAATTCTAACCTCAGAATAGATAACTTCCGGAAGTTCCTTAACAGCGGACTTTCGATCTGAACCGAGGGAAATCGCCGTCTCCAAAGACTCCCGTGCTATATACACCCTTCTTCCAGTACCAATATCTACAAACGACTCCACCGATCTCGCCCCCTAAACCGTAGATTCACAGTTTCAACAATAATTTCAACAAAACCGGAGCCAAGAGAACCAGTGCTGCGCCCACTGCACCCCAGAAACCAGCTTTCACCTGAAGAGCTGATATCTCCGAATTCAACTCAGAAAACCGACTCAACATCTCCCTCTCAACATCCTCTATCTTCTTCCAAAGTTCCAAATAGTGTTGATTGGAAGCAGAGCATCTATTTTCACATTGATTGTTTATCCTTTGAAGCTCAGATAACACGTGTTTCTTCCATTCCTGCCATCCATTATCATCATTAAAGGATACCATATAACCAACCACCGCTTTCTATTTAGTATTTGTTCCGGACGAAGTGTCGAGAGCTGAGACATCCCCGACTCTCCGTGCAAGTGCCAGGGCCAACTGGACCCTGTTAATATAGCGGCGGGAATCCTGATCTGGAGTCATCGGCCTGAGTCTTATCCGCCGGCGCGCTTCATCTTCAGTCAACAAGTTACTCTGGTACATAACAACCGCGTGGTTCTCATTAGCCCGCCGAATAGATTCATCAACCTCGTTCCACTGCCACACCACAATGTCTTCCGGCCGACTTAGAGGGTCAAATCCCCCCTCAAATAAGAGTTCATTCAACATATAAGTAGTAAGCGCATAGGACAAAATCAATTGGTAGAACTTCACCCGATCGTACATAAAACTCCTAACTGCATCCGCCGATCCGGTACTTACTGTCGTAGCTTCCCCCATCTGAAGACCTGTAAGACCCAACCCCGCGTAAATCCTTTGTCTCATAATCTTTAAATAACCCTCCGCCCTCAATGCGTGGGATTCAGCACCGATAACAGTAATCTTATGACCGGGCGGAGTTATTATAAATCCATCCGGAGCCATAACCTGATGCGCCCGGGCAGCAGCATCCACATCCTCCTGCCGACCAAGCCCCGTACCGGTGGTATCAGGTACCTCCTGATGAATAAGGGGATTTAGGTGCTTGTACATCAAACGCAGTACCATTTCCTCCATCTGTCGGTAATTTCGAACATCCTCAAGGACAGGAGCTAGGAACGACTCCCCCCAAATGGCCCCAGCAGGACGACAATAAAATATGTGAATTACATCATCGAGTGAGAAGGTCTTTGTATTAATCGAACTTCCAAAAGATAACCCAGACCCATGTGCCCAACCAGTCAAATTTCCCTCTCGATCAACAACGGGTTGTATCATAAGGGGATCTATACGGAAGTACGCACCAATAGGATTACCGTTCATACCACGAAGATTCAACCCGGGTATGGGATTAG